TTCCATACCCGATATAAGACCGAAAACCATACCGATTTCAGTTCCTACTGCTGTAGTTCCGCCACCAAGCACACCGGACAACTGAGCCATACGAGCCGCCGCATCATACGCTTCATTGGCCGCAAATCCAAAGGCCATTCCGACATCTGCTATTTCTTCAAAGGTTTCTTTTGTTTGTTCTGAAACAGTCAAGAACTTATCGAACTGTATTCTTGCTTCTTCTATTTCACGGGCAACAGGAATAACACTATCGGCTAAATCCCCGAACATATCTGCTAATTCAGTTGCCGCTTCGTGAATACCGGTAATAGCATCAAGATGTAATGCTTCAAGAACCGTAGCGGCTGATTTAGCATCTTTAATTAACTTGCTTGCTTGATATGTTCCTACAACATCGAAGAAAACTCTTGACGCACCTGCACGGAGAACTACCATCGCCACCGCACAGGCAATCATTACGAGAGGAGTAAAACCAAGAGAAGGGAGTAACATTTCACTTATCATCGCTTCCCTCTCCACTATCGGCCCTCACAAACGGGACCCCGCTCTCTCTCAATATATCGAGAAGTTCGTTGTTGTTGTTTAATAGTTTGCGTTGCTCTCGGCGTTGGTCGCGGCGAGCAACCATACCTTTAGCATCTGTTTTATTAGCACCTTTAGTGGCTTCGGCGATTTTATCGTTTATTTCAGCGGCTATAATTAAGTCTAATTCCATCAGACGGCGACCGCCCTCAACAGAATACTTTAGCCATAAATCTGACGGTAATGTTCCCTTAAAGGCCATACACAGGCTCGGTGCGACCATTAGGAACTCAGAAAAGGGACTGCGCCCTCCTCATCATCGCCTCGCACGAATTGTAGTATTGTGTTTAGTTCTTCAAAGGTAAGCATATTTATATCCACATCTTCGTCAAGAATGCACGCTGGAACCCACTCTTTGATTTGCTCCTCAACGCTACCGCCCATTTCATCAAGCATGGCGGCGAACTCCTCGTTCTGCTCATCGGTCCAATCCGTAGGGTCGCCAGCGTGGCGCATCTTACGGAAGGCTTTACCTTGAATATTTGTGATACGCAGTCGTTCCATTCCAGACGCTTGCCTAACCCAAATCTTTCTTCCATCATCTAATTCTATTTCTTTCTTCATAACCGGCATGGTTTTCACTCTCGCTCTAACATAAGGCACGCCTTGCGGCCCTATTAAAGATTTCATTCTTCTTCTTCTGCAACTACAGGCTCAACAACCTTTGGTGCGGCCTTTTTAGCAACAGGAGTTGGTTTTTCGGCAATAGGAAATTGTAAGCAGTATTGATAAACCTTTCTTTCGCTATCCATACCATCTATAACTTTGAGCGCACGCTCGTTAAGTTCACGACCAAGTGAAAGTGCATACTCTCTCATTTAACCACCTCATGCGTCATAGGCAGATGTGCTTAATTGCGCACCGTCAATCACTATCTCCATAGCCTTATTTGCGCCTGTATCGTATAGACCTACGAAATTAACGGTCATTGTGTTTGTATCTCGACCGCTTACTGAGGCATCCGGTGCTTCAAATCTTACTTTGTAAAACTTAACGATTAGAGAATCGGAAGCCGACTCGTCATTAAGTGTTAATGTGATTACAGGGTCTGTTCCATCAACATACTTTAGACCGTCTGCGGCAATTAGAGCATCATAATCCGGCTCATCAAGGGATTGGTCGCCGTAAAGAACTGTGTTAAATTCAATGCTACCGGTAATTTCCCTGCGCTGTGCAGGTGGTGCGCGTTGATATGTTGAATCACCGAGAGCGTAAACGTTGTCTGTATCTCGGTTTAGGTTTATCTCAAAACTAAATGATTTAACGCTTGCCGATGCGGCAGGTGCAGCGCCGGAACCATCATCAAACTTAACAGTTCCATTAGAGAAGTATAGTGCATCGAGTGCTTCTCCGTCAAAGGCTACTTCAGATGTTCCCAAAGCGGCTGTTCCACTCTCCGATTTTCCTACGAAATCAGCAGACATCATTACATATTCACCAACATTTGCGGTCATGCTTAGTCTGTTTCCGACCATACCGGTGTATGTATGCTCCTTTCTTTCTCGACCTACAATAAAGGTAAAGGAAGGATAGTTAAGAGGTGTGCTTGCTGCAAGAACAGGCTCGCTCAATGTGTGTTGATTTGTGCTAACTGCGTCTTCGGGGAAGAAAGCGTAAAGAAGATTCCCTACGAAATCATCCACTTGCACAGCAAGATTTACGCCACCTTCTGAATACTCAGTTCCGGTAACGGACTTTGCAGCAATTGGTCTGCTCATGTCCTGTCGTGTTAGCAGGTCGTAGCGGTGGGCAAAAGATTCATCATCAACTTCTCCGTAAATATAACCGGTAGTGGGGTCTGTCCCGTAAGTTGATTCTTTTACCAAACCGACATATCTATTTAAAAATTCGTAAGGTTCAGCCATAGTTTGCACCTCTATGTGGTTGTTTTAGGCACAGGTTGTCCTATAAACATTATCATCGGTGTCGCATATCAATCCTACGCATATATGTGAGCGTGAGAACATGAACGCAAACTACTTCGTCATCATCCATTTTTGTGTCTAAGTCGGCAGAATAGGTAATTATGCTATCAGTAGTGCCTTGCACGCCTGTTTGTGTATAGAGTTCATCAAATACTTCACCTGCTATATTTAGGCCCTTACGGTAGGCGTTTTCGTAATTAGTTCCTTTTACGCTAATAAAAACTTTTACATCGTAGTTCTGCGTGATTTTTGCGCCACCAAGCGACTCAAACTCCGGTGAAATTAATTGTTCGACCAATACATGAATACTCGGAGTTCCTACCCTATTTAACATCTGTGAAGATATATCATAACCATATACTATTGCTGAATCATCAACCTGTGTTTTTAAGTATGGTCTGTTTGCATTCTTAATTTGCTCGACAATACCCAAACCCATGCGGGCTAATGTGTCCTGTGCAAAATCAGACACCAATAGTTCTTCGGGCGTAAATGCACCAAACTTGCTGTAATAAACAGATGCCCACTTTACATTACCCGTAGTATTACCCCATCTAACGGCTTTACCGGACCCTGCACTACCTGTAACCGTTAAGAATGCGTCATTTGCGTCATCATCGTCAATGATTTCGTGTTTATATAGTTTGGCTGTTCCGTCTGAGGCAAGAGTTAATCTTAGCATAAGACTAACCGGCTCGTCTTCGGCCAGCGTTAGGTCAAGGTCTGTTAGTGTAGCGGTTGTAGCACCTACAAGAGAAAGGCTTGTGTTTGTGCCTGTGGATTGAACCTCGACCCTATATGTGCCGTTGTCTAACCTCATTAAGACTTCGCCGTTATCGGGTGCTGTAGTGTATTCTAAGCACGCAAATAGCGTGTAGGCATCTGTGGTAGGGGTGATACTCCAAGTGCCGTTAGTAATGACCCAATAGCCACCGGAAGCACTACCACCGCTACCGGTCCAACTGTCGTTATATGTTCCCGATAAGTCAGACGGGTCTGTGCCGTTCATACGACTATTCCAATACTGAGTCTTTGTTGCTATAGCCATTTAATCACCTTGTTTTTAAGTTTTCTTTAATTCTTGCAGTTCCGCCAAGCGGCATACCTTTCATTTCTGTCGCTCTTGTGCCTCTTTCAGTCATTATGGCTATATTACCACCCCTACTACCCTTTACACCTGTTGGTTGGGTAGTATCTGTTTTATCAAACGAACCAGCCAAAACACTTACGAATTGATTTCTCGTAACATCAGAATCTTTTACGATAAAACCTAAAGAGTCTGCTACCTTACTATAAACATCATCGGGGTGTGCTTCTGCTGACCTATATGACGATTTAAACTGCCTTCTCATAGTTTTTATGAATGCTTCTGTTTCGGCCCTTGCTCTTTGCACGGCTTCTGTTAATTCTTCTATCGCTACACCTTTTAAACTTTCATTTATACGAGTTATATTTTCCATAAACTCTTTTTTGTTAAAATGTGCAGAAAATTGTAAAACTGAGTTTTGAGGCTGTGATGGATTTAGAACTTTAAACGGCATAGCACCCCTACCACCTGTTAAAGAATCGGGGCTTTTGAATGATTCATCGGTTAAATGAGGTTTTCCATCATTAACTTTTCCTTCTCTAACCTTTTGTGCTATACGCATATTTGCTTCGTGTAAATGTTGATTTACATTTGTCCTAAACATGGCTACTGCGCCTATGTCGGGCATTCCCGGATGTTTATACGGAACTTCTGTAAGATAACCTTTACGGCCACGACTTGAACGGCCCGATAATTGAAAACCCTTTGGTATATCAGCCATTCTTTCACCTAATCCACACTACCCAAGTGAGCCAACCTTTTTAGGTTCATCTCGCCTCGTTCTCTCAATGCTGTTCCGCGCAACGAGCCTTCGGGTCCTGTGGTCTGAAATAGGCTTTCATCCTCAAGATAATACGATGCCGCAAGGTCCGCGCATATCTCTCTTAATATATGGGCGAACTCGCCCTCTTGAACTGCTACATCATCAGCGTGGTCG